CTTGACATATATCACTTTAGCACCTCTTAATCTCTTGTTCAGCAAGCTGTATTTTGCGTTCTTCCACATTATCGCTCAAGTCAGCTTCACGTAGAGCCCAAGCTATACCGCCAAAGGAGTTATCTGGGTGCAACCCATCCATAACCCTTACTGCTTTACCGGTATCGCTTACCGCCCATGTTTCCTCCTCAATGGGATGCAGATTCTTGCATATTGTAGCTTCGCGGTGGTTATCAAAAAGTCCTCTACAGACTGGGCATCGATACCAGATTTCAATATGTGTCATTTTTTATCCTTCCCGCCGTCAATCAGACGGCTGTTTCCACTCCCAAAGCCTTTGTTTACCTTTTGCCAGCTCCGGTCTTACGCCTGTTAAAACTGTTTGCCCTTCTAGGTTCCTGTCCTCCATCCACCAGCGAAATACTTCATCGCCCGTTTTCCAGAGGGTTTCTTTTCCGGAAGCCCTGCGCACTTCTAGCATTCTTCCGAATGCAGACTTATACATTTTTTCGAATTGTGGCCATCGGTGAAATCCGTCGTACCTGGCTTGGGCGGCCATCGGGCAGCCTACACATCCCACTCTCGAAAAATTATTACGCTGATATAGAGGATTACACACAGTTTTACAATCATGCAGATAATTCCAGACTTCCGCATTTGACCAATCAACAATTGGATTTATGCTGATTTTACTTTGCATTTGACATTGCTTCAAGAAGTCACCGTGTAGATCGGAATCCTGTTCTTCATCGTCAAAAAAATATGTCTGTTCATTTTCATACTCATCAGGCAGGCTGATTTTATTTGCTTTATTTGGGGCTATAGTTTCAATTGCTTCTCGCGTATTCCTTTGATTACTCTCCGCACGACGGATACCGGTGGAAATCACCCGATTTTTACCTGATGTTTCTTTGAGAACTGAACAGCAATAGCGAACGTTCCTTGTTGGCGGCATTAGCTTTTGTGGTATCAAATCCCACATGCTGGTGCGTTTGCCTTTGTACATCGGATATGTAATGCTGCATGGCACCCCCGCAAGCTCCAACTCGTAAAACCTCCGCCGTACATGCCTCACCGTTTCCGGCGCATCAGCAGTTGTATGACTGTGCTGTACCTCGTACTTGATTCCTGACCGCTTAGCAAGTTCTATAAGCACTTCGCTGTCCTTCCCGCCTGAGTAACAGATCATGAGCGGCTTTTTGTAATGCGAAAAGCTCAGCGATTCCCCGAACTTCAGACGCTCTATCGCAACTTCCTCTTTATCCATCATTTCTTCCTCTTCCTCCGCCCAGCCTTACTCCGGTCTTTTTGCTTGCCCCAGTTATTCAGGGCTTTCCGGCTGGTCCGGTATGTGGTCATTTGCTTGTTGGCGTGCTGTAGGTTTTTCATGCTCCCGCCTCCAGCATCATAAGTGGTTTCTGCTCCAAATAAAAAGCTGCGTTCGTATATGTTTCGTTATACGACTCTTTCCCTTCGAACGATTTCACAATGGCCTGTTCCTCTTCCGTCATGTCGACATACGGTTTCTTTCCATAATCATGCGGAAGCCACTTTTTATTTCGACCGCCGAATAAATTGAATTTTTTCAACAGCTGTTCATTTGTAAACCAGATATGCACCGTTCCTTTTTTCTTGAAAGAAACTTCAAAAAATTTGAACGGAATCTTCTCTCCGGAGTATGTATTTCGATCGAAATGTTCCTTGATGATTTCGTCATAATTTGCACCGTCCGTTCTGCCGTTGTCCAGATACCCCATGATTTTTTCAAGCTCCCGCATATAATCTCCGGCCTTCCAGATATCCCAGGATCCTCCCCACCGGTTTTCATGGAGTCCGTAAAACGGAACAATCACCTTGTTATTGACCTTGCAAGCTTTGTTCGTTTTCCATCCGTTGTAATAATGGATGTTTGTATTTTTCTCCATACTGTTCTGATACGTAAGATTATCGAACATTTTTAAGATAGCGTCATCCACGCTGCAGAATAGATTTTGTGTCAAATCCATTTGGATTTGAAGGATATTCTCCCGTGTGAAATCATAGGCGCGTAAGTCGTTGAGTTTTGCCATGTAGCTTTCGCGGACATCTTTTGTCATAAGCCGCTGTAATTCTTTTCGTTCGAACAACGTTGCCCAGTATTTATACCGCAGCTCACGGATATATTGGTTTTGCGGGGATAGTGCGTCATTTCCTGTTTCGCGACTTGCCACACTGAGATTAATCAAGCAAGCTGTGCGGGACACATCCTGTTTCGGAGATGGTATGTATCGGCTGTATGTTTTGTAATCGTCAATCAGTTTTAACCCCAATTCGCTTTCGAGGTTATACTGCGCCACCAACGCTTTAATAATATCTCCATCTGCCAAATCAGTGCATTCCGGGTCTTCTGTGTTTGTAATGTCATATGCTTTTTGCAGATCCTGCAGGAGATCGGCTTCTTCGGCCTTCGGGATGTTGACATATATCAGCGCACAATCTACGACCGCTTTTCTTTCGGCGTCCCGGAACGCGTTGGGGATAAACTCCACATCGGCGTTGTAATACGCTAATCGGTGCATTAAATCCTGCCGTACCGGACTTTCAGCGTTTGTGATAGTGGTGGCATTTAACAGACATACAATCTGTCCGCCCTTTTTCATCAAGTCCAACATATGCAGTAAATGTTTATCCCCGTCTGCAAACGGAGGATTGGCCGCAATCAAATCATACCGGGTTTTCCCGTTCCAGTTTAAAAAGTCATTTCCGATGACAGTATATCCGCGTTCGCGCAGTACTGCTCTTAGGTCATTGTCGATTTCCACGCAGTCAATTTGCCCTGTCTTTCCCTTCATGCGATTGCGGATTCCATTCGCAAGGTCACCTTTTCCAGCGGAAGGATCCAGCGCAAAAGTAACGGTATCAAAATTAACCTTATCAAGCATCTTCCGGATCAGCGGTTCCGGTGTGGGGTAAAACTGTTTTCCGAACATCTTTTTTCTCCTTATATTTAAGCGGTGTGCTCATATGGCGCGATTTCCTTTCTCCCCCAATATCCATGCCTCAAATTCCCGCCGCTCATCGTCTGATATCGGATACTGGCGCGGTAGTCCTTTCCAAACTTTGTACCGTTCGTATTTTGGTCTGATCCGGGGATCGTTTATGTCCACCCGAAATCCGTAAGGGTTTTTAATCTCCATCTTTTTTTACCTCGATTTCCACCAGAATACATTTTCCGGAGTGAAATTTATGCGTGATCTCCTTAACCCATTTTCGGCTATCGTCCTTTATCAGGTATCCCTTTAGCGCATCCTCGATCATCTTTCCGGCGTAGGCGTGGTTCGAGCAGTCCAGCCGGTCATCCCAGTAAAAGGTGATGGTTACCGGGTATTTATATACGCCGCGGCGAATTCCTAGCTTTTTTAGGGATCTGAGGACATGACCATGCCAAAACTCGGCGTCCTCCTTGCGCAGATTCCAATGCTTCCCGCTGTAAATGCTGTTTAGGCCGTAGTTTTTGCCGAATTTTGGCGGGTAGTCTATGCGAAATTTCATAGCCCGGTTTCCCGAAGGATTTTTTTTAATTCCTTCTCATATTCTTCCGGTGTTAGGTTATCCGGCAGCTCTCTTTTTCTGCGCTCATATTCCTCCCACATCATCGCACCTCCAGTTCGTGGAATCTCTGACATTTCCCCTCAAAACGATATGCAATAGCCCCACAGGATCCCTCTTTGTTTTTGACAATGTTCAGGGTGCGGTCTTTTTCTTTATCCCCGTTTTCTGGGATTGATAAAAGCATTATGGCGTCTGCGTCTTGTTCAATCGCTCCGCTGTCCCGCAGGCTGGTCATGTCTGGCGTGGCCTTTCCGTCGCGGTTCAGCTGACAAAGTGCAAAGGTGGATATTTTCGTCCGCTGGGACATTGTGTGCATATCGTTGGATATGTTCGTCGCCTTTTCATACTGGGAATTACCCTTCCCCCGAATCAATCCCAAATAATCCACAAATATAAGTTCAGCTTTTTCCTGCCGGGCTTTTGCGTATATTTGTGACACCGTCCATCCAGCTGCATTGACCACCTTGAAATTCAGCTTAGCAAAATCGTCGTATCCCCTGGTCAGTTGATTCTGCCAATCTCCGAAGGGATTGTATTTAAGTGTGTTAAGCGGAATCTCGGTGTAATTTGAAATCAAGCGATTGAACAGTTTATCCTCCCGAGTCTCCAGCGAAAAGTACACAACCCTTTGCCGTTTGGATATAGTTAGCATCATTTGTAGGGTAAAGGCGGTTTTTCCCGCGCTGGGCCTTCCTCCAACGACGATAAAATCCCCGGGTTCGATCATCAGGTATTTATCTACCTTCGCCATGCCGGTTTCCGTGTATTGCGGCGGATTGTCGGCGCGGCTCAGGAGATCAATGTACCCGTCCTTCGCTTCAACGCCTTTGGAATCCCCGACATTATCCAAGTGCTGCAGAGCATCTGTCAGAATCTTTCGGCACTCGTCCAAATCTTCATATTCTCCAGCGATAATGCTGAACACGGAATCGTGTACCCTGCGTTCTTTGCCGTCATCACGCATCATTCTCAGGTTGTCACGGAATGTATTTTTCGATAGTTTCACAGCGGATTCCGCAAGGCGTACCAGCATTACCCGATATTTTTCTCCAAGCTGGCGTTCCAACATAACGATGTCAATTTTCTTCTGCTTCGCTATGATTTCCTGACAAGCGTGAAAGATTTCTTTGCAGTTATCATCGTTGAAATCTTCTAGACCGACATATTCCTCGGCTACTGTAAGAGCCGGTTCCCCAAACAGGAGAATTTGCCCGATAACCGTCTGTTCCACGCTGGAAATGTTATCAATCAAGGTACTTCACCTCACTTGTTTTTTTTATTCCATCTTTCTTTTCCCACGTCCGGACTGCAGCTTTCCAGTCCTTCATTTTGTTTTTACCCACCATCCAATTTTTGGCTTGGTAGAAGTCACAGAAGTATTCAGCGTCAATGCCGTTTCTCCTCTCTTTGCAATATTCAGAGACCTCCTCAACAATGGGAGGTGTGAAGCGCTTGCGCGTAACTCTCTCGCTTTCGCATTCGCTTTCGTATTCGGGGACATTTGACGGCAATTGACGGCAAGTGTCAGCAGATGTTGTCAAGGTGCTTTCGTTTGGCGCTGGATATTTGCTTTTGGTGGCACGTTGCCGCTGATGTTTCGCCCAAGTTTCCAATTGCAGGTACGGCCTCGCCTCAAACACATACAGGTTTACCAAGCCTACAGTCCTAAACTTATTTAGCGTCTCTATTATGGCGGCATCCGTGATGCCCTCCTTCAGCGGGAACAACCTGCTCCTTAAGATCGCCGGTCTTGCGTCAAATCGTCCGAAATCATCGCAGTTTACGGTCAGTCGATACCAAAATACTTCTTCAAACCATGTCAATTGATCGATGGTGTCACTGGTGCATATGGATTCTTTTATAATCCTGTCAGGCACCTTCCCACCTCATTTCCGATAAATCAGTTCATCTTCATCCCAGTCGGGGTATTGTTCCATTAGATAATCCCGTATCCTGTCCTTGTAAATGCCGCGGTCTGCCGTGTTATCATAGTTGTGATGGCAGACCTGGCATAGTGTTACAATGTTTTGCTCGATTCCCAGTCCGCTATGTGACCGGGCTATGTAATGTGCATTCGGCATAGCGTAAGGGGATCCACAGACGATGCATTGATAATTATCGCGCTCCCATACCCTTTGTTTAACCTTTGGTTTGATGTCAAGCGCTTTTGTTCGTTTGTGCATCGCTCCACCTCGCTTTCAGCGCATCCAGTTCAGTCGGTGTCATTGTTTCGATGCCCTGAGATTTGCAGTCATGGACAACCATATCAATCAAACGGGACATCTGCCTAGTGTCGTAAACGGAAGATCCGTAATAACAGACCACGTTTGTGTAACCGTCCAGCTTACTTTTACCAAGACTTTCACATACCCAACCAACACCCTTTCGGCTCCAATTCGTAGACCAAGTATCAATAGCGGAATCCATTATCGGGACAATAGCATAGTTATCTCCGATATTTGGTATGTACTGACGATATATCTCTTCCGGCGTCAATCTTAGGATTGCTGCCAGCTTTCCACATAGGACCCAAAAGTAATTATTTGCATTCAAAGACCGATCCTTGCGTTTTTCTTTCAGTTCGGCGATATATGGTTTATTCTTTTTCATTTCACTGAGAAATTGCGTTGGCCGTTGTGGATTCTTGCAGCGGAGTAATAGCCAGGTGCCGTCTGAATTGTTCTGCCAGTCCGCTTTGTCAAATTCTACTTGCATCCGGTGTCCTCCTTTTCTTCAGGCATTCGCAAAGGTATTTGAGTCGTGGAAGGTATTCATTTTCTATCCACTGTGCGTCGTATTTGACCGGAAAAAACTGTATGCGGTCTTTATCAATTGAATTGAAAAAGTTTAAATAATCGTCTTCTGTGAGCCGGTATGCAATGACTGTGCAGCGCTTTCCAGTCGCAAACATTTCAACCTGGCATTGTCGCCAATAGGCTTTTGTAACCCTGAAATCTTTGCTATGGGTTTTTACCTCAAAGACGGTTTCGTTGTCCTCGCCGTCCAGATTGACCCGCAGCCGGTATTTACGCATCTTGATCTGCCGATCTGTTTTTCGGATCCCCAACTCCGCCAGTATCGGATGCTCGTAGGCAGTCCCGGCTCTCATCGCCGGGGAAGTATAGTTCGAATGGACAACGCCAAGCTTGGTGAGCCACCACCGGGCAAAAGAAACGGTGTTCCAATTGCCCATGATATATGAGGTGTCGGAGGCTCCTAGCCATTTTGATCGGTCATGATTCCTGATCATGCTTTGATTATTTTCTTTTCAAATACATCCACTGTATCAAACAGTTTCATGCATTTTTCGAATTCCCGTTGATTGAGCCCGGCACGGGACAATACATCCGCCATATCCATTCCGGCGTTGAGTTTTGCGGTCAGGGTTCGTTCGACTCTCTGTTTGATGGCCATGATATTATGACCTTCTAATTCGTCACTCGGATGTTGATCGGTGTCCTCACCGGTTTCAATTTTGTATGCTTTCATCAAGGCGTATTTGTCCGCATAGGTCATTGCTTTACCAGGGGCCTTGTCGAGCGAATCGCAGCCGTCGCCATAACTTCTGACCTCTAAATATTCCTCCGGATTTTCCAGATTAACAAAGCGATACGTTGTTTCCATGCGGATAAACTGTGTAGTGCTCTTCGTACCTTCTTTATATTCCTTGACAATTTCCCGGCTTTCGATAATTTTGTGGTCTGACGGGTAACTCAAGACTTTATACTTTGCTTCAGCAGTTTTTACAACATTCAGAATATCTGCCTCGGCTACCGCCTTATATGTACTTTTTCCTGTCCCCACTGTAAGGTTTTTCGCTACCGGACCTATCTCATTGGTGATAGCCGCGACCTTCTCATAAATATTCATGCCACGCCTTCCTTCCGCTTGACTTGCTCCTGTTCAGTTACAAAATCCCCGAAATCACTCCATGCGCACTCTGCGAACTCCCTTTTTAACGCTGCCACATCTTCCGGATGCAACTGAGCATGTTTTGCAAGGCCGGCTTTGATTGTCTCAACCCACCAAGCATCATCAAAGATTCCGCCGGTTTCTCCGGCTTTAAGCCAAATTAGGCAAAAACCGATCTCGTTGTTGTCTGCAAATGCCTCGATGTATTCCTCTTTGTGTTCGTTTATGTATTCCTCAAAGCAGTCCGGGCAAAGCAGTCCTTCTTGCGTGTATCTCATATTTTTGCGTTCTTCAAAATTCTGGCAGCCGGGGCTATCACATCTATACATTGACTTTTACACTCCCTCGTTTTCGATTGCTATGATCATTTTTCTTTCCAATCGGTAATATGTGTCTTCTTTGATCGTTTCTCCATCAACCACCACTGTCTGGATATCAACGATCTCCATATTATCATTGCGTTCGGTCAAAACGAGCCAACATCCCTTTTTACCACGTGCTTTGCCTTGATACCCAGTTACGATTGCTACTGATTCTGAGCCTTCTACTGTGGCTGCGCTCCAGTTGCCTGTGTTGGTGGCTGCGCTCTGGCTGCCTGTGTTGGTGGCTGCGCTCCAGTCGCCTGTGTTGGTGGCTGCGCTCCGGCTGCCTGTGTTGGTGGCTGCGCTC